ATTTACTGTATCGTATTGTGATATTGATTGCGATGCTTCGGTAAGAACTTCAAAATAACTTTCAATATTATTCTTTTTAGTTTCTATAAGTGATTCATTATTCTCAATATCACTATCAATCTTCTTTTTAGATTTTTCCAATTGTATAAGGTCTAACTTAGAATCAATTGGTGTTAGGGATTCCTTTAAATCAGAAATTGCGTTTTGGTTTTCTTCTTTAAGTTTTTCTAATTGTTTATATTCAGATTGTAAACTGTCTAATTCTTTTTGAGTTTCGGTTAAGTCGGTTTCCTTTTGGGCTAATTCAGTCGTAAAATCTGTCCTTTTGAAATTTCTGATTAGTGCCGCCACTTCCTTAATGTCTTCACTAGCAGTTGCGTACAGCTTATCAAATATATCCAAGCCCATAAACTGCGCAAGAAGGTCTTTCCTTTCCGATTGTGATTTATCAATGAATAGTGCATTGTTACCTTGTAGTGATAGAGCAGTCATTACGAAATCCTCATATCTTCCAACGTATTGTTCTATAACGGAGTTAGTATCCCTTCTCTCTGTCCCATTAAGGGATTCCTTTTCCCCACCATTGGTTCTCCAGAATTGAACATCTACTTTAACATTTCTTCCTTTATTAATTGTTCGGGCTTCTCTCCTTATGTGATAATCTATACCTTCAACCTGAAAATGTAGTTGGCAATGGAAGTCTGATTTCCTATTGTTCATAATATTAGCTGCCTTAAATGCTCTGCTACATTTGTCAAACAAGCAAAATGAGATTGCATCAAATAGAGATGATTTTCCGCTTGCATTGGGTGCGAATAATCCCATCAGTCCATTTACTTTATCAAAATTGATTACATTATCCTCACCATAACTGAACATATTAGAGAATTCAAATCTTACCGGCTTCCATTGTACGTTTCTAGTAAGTTCATCCATCTCTATTCTATTATTGATGTCCTTATTTAGCGATTGTATTCCTGCTATATCATCCGCAGTTGCGAATGGCATCATTCTTTGTATATAATCCGTAATTAAGGAGTTTTGATAAGTCACATCCGTAATATCTTCCAACTCCAATTGATTATCCCTATCACCAGTCTTTTTCTTTGCCAACGAATCAGTCCTAATTGTTGTAAAATCTTCTACACCATACTTCACCTTAATTTCGGTGATTGCTTTTTTAGTATCTACCGCATCAGTATCAGAAAATCTTACCCTAAGCCTAGGATGAGTAGGTAAATCAGTAACGTCAGGAACAACTCCTGCGATAATATCCATGGTGTAATAACCATAATCGTTTTGTATATCAACTTCTTCATATGTTAATGTATCTAAATCCCAAACTAAGAAACCATGCTTGTCCAAAGTTTCTCCAAAGTTTTGCTGCACCAACGAACCTGCGTAAACACACCTACAACCTCTTGGCGATTTGAGTTCTTGTCTTTTGTGGATGTCACCTAAAAGGGCTAAATCGTAACCATCAAACATATCAGTTGTGAAATGTCGAGATGATACTACATAACCTATATCAGTTTCAGAATGGTCCACAGGTCCGTGGAATAGTGCAATTTTTGTTTCAGCCGTTAAACTGTATGATTGTGGCCAATTATCTTTATTATCAAAAATACTAAACACTGCGAATTCACATTGTCTATATTTCCAAATTTGTGTATCTTTTAAATACCAAAAGTTTTCTAAATTCAAAGCCTCTACGATTGGAGTTAATACATCCAAACGGTCAGAGTTATTCATATTACAATCGTGATTACCAGCAATAAGAATTGTTGGACAATGTTTTGTACATTCGGTAAATAGCCAACTAATCTCTTTCACCAATTCAGGTGACATTTCCAATTTAGCATGTGCAATATCACCTGCTAAATAAATTAGTGAGTTTTCCGTTCCTCTTTGACGGATTTCCTCAAACATTTTTTCAAATACTTGTCTGAACTCTTTATGCCTCTTTACATTACGAATATGAATATCCGCAATATGATAAATCCTTTTTAATTTACTCATATATTATTTAACTTTGCCATCACCAAATCATCCCATGTAGTTTCTTTGGCAGATTTTAATATTTCGTTTACTTTTTGAAATCCCATTTCACCAGCATCCTTATCGGTTGGGATAATATTTCTTACTTTGATTCCATTTTTTTGAAACCATTCAGTATGTTTTGTAGAATCATCTACGGCATCAGAATCTAACATAATCGTTACATCCTTAACACCCTTTTCCATAATTTTATTTTTGAGTTTGCTGAGTAAGAATTTACCCAATAGGGGAATTACATTTCTTTTGACTGAGAAAGAATCAAATACTCCCTCAACTAATGTGATTGGCTCATCCCAATTAATCATATTATCAAATACAATCACATCTCTACTAATTGGTGGGTTCTTATACTTCATTTTCTCATCTTCATAGAAAGAACGAGCTACAAAGTAATTAAGGTCACCATTATCATCGTAAGAAGGTATAATAACCCTTCCACCATATAAACCATCTTCACAATATCCGATGTTATACTTTACGATGTCAGCTTGAGTGATACCTCTTTTATTTAAATAGTGTAAAGCTTGATTATAAACTGGATTTATTCCTTTTGGTTTGAAGTATAATTGTTTGAATTCTTTTGGTAGTTGTAACTTAGCTACATATTCTTCTTTGGAATCATATTCTGGTTCATCACCATATACATCCTTTACAACCGATATATCCCTAAGGTCTACATTCAGTTTACGAAGGAGTGATGATATACTTCTACCTTTAGAATCACATACCCAACAATGCCATCTTTGTGTATCTAAATTTATTTGAAGTTTCTTTTTGTGGTGATTACAAAAAGGACAATGATGCGCCTGTTCATTTCCCTTTAAGGATGAACCTACTCCTAATGCGGAGTCTAATATATTGATTATTTTTAATTTGTTCTTACCCGATAGCATAATTTAGGTTATATCCACAAAAACTTATACAAATATACAACATTTTTGGGATATATCCAAATTTAATTAACCGCCATAAGAATTTTTAATATCAATAAGAAAATCGGCTAAAAATTGGAGTTTATTGGCTACTTCTTCTCTTGGTTGATTTTGAAGAACCATATTTTTAAGGTCTAATAAGGATGCAGCTGCTACTGAATGCGCATCATCTTTTGAGTTTAAATATGCATCTGAAATGCCATATTTTTTACAAATTTCAGTAATTGTCATAACGTGTGTTTATTAATATATATCCTTACGAAAGAATTTTCCCATAAGGTTTTCATTTATTGATTGTGGGTCTGACAGTACATCTAATTTGAACTGCCACCAAACTTCCCAATATGTAAGTGATTTTTTACTAAAACAGAATTGAATGATTTCTCTTTCAAAATTCCCACCTCTACCTTCTTTTACTTCAGATTTAATCCATTCATTTGATGAGTAGTATTTTTCCCAATCAGAAGCCTTACGAACTACTCTCTTACGAACCTTTCCTTTTAGCGGTTTTAAACGGCGGGTTGATGTAAGTGATTTTTTACCAATATAGAATTTACCAGTTGGTTTGTGTATAATTTTATAGACAAAACCAACCGCACCCTCTGGGGTGTTTTCTTCTGTAACCAAATTTCCATTAAATTTCCAAGACATTTTTACTTTTTAACTGTATCGGAGTATTTGGTAATTTTCAAATCTCCACCTCTAGCTTTTTTAAGTCTAGGTTCATTTTTAGCTAAGTCTAAGCCACCATCTGCTTCTATTGGAGTTTTATCTTTACCTTTAGAGTCAATTTTACCAGTCTTTGGTGGAGTTTTTTCGTAAATATCTATAATACTAGCCATTTTTTATTTGTTTTATCTTTATATAAATATAACCTTATGTATCAAAACGGATAATGAAGTTTATTGGATAATCCGGTAAAGATTTGATTGGTTGTGGTAACTTTGCCACTGCAACCATATTTAATTCGTTATCATATAAACCTATTGTTGTGATATAAGGAGCTAAATAGGAGCCTGTTGGGTCTATTGAGCTACTAAACTCATAATCATCAAAACTACCATATTTTGATGGAATCAATTTTGATTGAATTGGGTATTTTGAATTTCTTACCCATTTGATACCAGGATCATAAAACGATGATGTAACTAAATCATTTATCTTTGTATTACCCGGTCTATTAATAATAGTTGAAATTTTTGTACCACCATCTTCATAAACAGCTGTTGGATTTTGTGAAAAATTAAATTCATTTTCTAATACTGAAATAAAGATTTCATTTTCAAATATAGTTTTTGTTGAACGGAAATCTAAAGTAAAGTTTCCCAAAACAGAACCACTATTAATATCCTTTGTTATCACGACAAGTCCTCTATCATAAAATATATTTCCTTTAACATTACTTGCAGAATCTATTAAATTTGAATACCCATCATCTGTGTAAGTTCTACCTATTGTATCATCTCTTAATGTTACAGTTTGTGGTTTAATTCCTTCACCATAATAAATTTGAGGAATTGAAAATACTGCAAATTCATCTTCTAAAACTCTTTCATAAGTTGATGCATAAGATTTTCTCCTACCAACTTCAGTAAGAACCGAAGCGGTTGCTGAATTTGTGTAGAATTGTGCTCTTACAGAATTATATAGACTTAGTTTTGAAATTCCTTGACTCTTAGGGTCATTTTCATCATCAAATGCGCCCAAAGAAGAACTCATAGCAAATATAGGAGAAATATCATTTTCATCTAATCTCCATTCTTTATAGACCTTTATAGGTCTAACAACCACATCGGATTTTGGAATTTCCTTAATCATTTAATTTTCCAATTTTATATAAATATTTCTTAAATGAAAAACCCCCTTTCGGGGGTTCTCCTATTTGAGTTTAAATTTTATTAGAATGATAATTTAACTTTAATTAGTACTTCTTTATCAAATGATTTTGGAATTGGTTGAGAAGTTTTTGCAACTGCAATCAATTCGTTTGCATCGTTTAATAAACCTACAGTTGTAATGTAAGTTTGAGGGTCCGATTCAAATGTACCTTCTACAAAGAAACCATCTGCATCAACATAAGTTGGGTTGTTAGAATAGTTAAACTCTCTATTTGTTGCTCTTACGAAGAAATGTTGTGTTGATACATTTTCAGTTCTTCTTGCTTCAAAATCTTTACCATTCTTTATTGCGTAATAGATTCTTTTATGATTGTATTGCTCAGCTGCAGTTGAAATACTACCACTAGCATTTCCAACATTATCAAATGTTTCAGTCCATACGTTACCAACAACAGAACCAATCGCTTTAGCGTTAAGAACAATAATACCTCTATCAGGATAGAAAGTACCATATCCTTCATTGGTTGCTGGTTTACCTACTGCTAAATCAGTAGCTGTATCTGCTTCGTTTTTAATGGTTGCGTCTGATTGTGTTCCTAAATTAAGTGAACCAGAAACTACTTTAAATTCTCTACCACTTAATCCTAAATCATCACCAAATTTCTTTCCACTATTATCAATGAAAGTAAATAAACCATTAGAACCAGATAGTTTTAATGACCAGTTACCAGCATCCATTTTTTCTCTATAACGTCCTCTAGCTACATTAATTG